TTTGGTGGTAATGTTGGCGACCCCCACACAATCAAATTAGTTGGACAATCAGATGCTTACATCAAACAAAGAATGGAACAAGGTGAAGTTATATATAATCACCCTGCCACCAAGCCGGAAATCGCCAAAGAGCTTGGTTGGGAGCTGGCTAAGGCTGAAAAGACACGGCAGGAGATACTAAGCGAATATGCACTATGTAATATCGAAGACGATGATTATACTTATCAAATGGAAAAAAACGATATCGGCATACGCAAACTCCTAGCCGAAATAGAGAGCGGGGTGGATGATGAAAAAGAATGAGCTGAAAGTTGGGATGTGGGTAAAGTATATTTATGGGGGTAACTGGATAAGGAGAGTATTAGCGTTAGGGCTTGGTAAGGAGGGCGATATTGCAGAAGTTGGAGACAAAAATAATACATATTGTTATGACGATCTAGAACCTGCCACCAAGCCGGAAATCGCCAAAGAGCTTGGTTGGGAGCTGGCTAAGGAATTTGCCGCAATGGAAGTCGACAAGATATATTTTGCAGATTATGAAGATAACAAGAATGAACATCATAAACGAATACTAGAAATCCTAGCCGAAATAGAAAGCGGGGTAAAAGATGAATAAACATAATGCTGTAGTTAAATGCGAAGGTTCGCGCAGTGAGCATGTAAAGTTTAAAATTGATGGCGATATGTTTTTGGTTAAAAAGAAGTTAGACGCAGACGGTTGTCTTGTTATTGACGAGCTAGATAAGGTCCCACTTGCTAAAATGCTTTTAGAAAAAGTAGAAGACTGTAATTTTGTACAGTTGCGCAAGTGTAGCTGTGGTAGGTGGAGTGATAGATTTTATGTTTTACATGGTAAATCTATGTGTAAACATTGTTACGCGTATAGAACCAGTCGATTTTAATTACAATACTTGGTAGAATAGAAAGCGGGGGTAGATGATGCGTGAATCGACAACCAATACTTGACAGTTGAGAGAAAGGAAATGACGACAATTTTTGTGTATTGCCTGTCATCTTCTAAATGGTTTGTGTGTCGTGTAAACAATAAAGCAATACACAAGTATTTCCGTATTGACGACATGTGTGATTTTAGATTGGCTGACGAAATAGAAAGCGGGGTGGAGGATGAATAATCAGGCGATAAAATGAACTGCCCGAAATGCGAGTCAAACAATAACAGGGTTTTTTCGTCCAGCAAGGTCACCGATAATCTTAGTATTCAGTACCGTAAGTGTGATGATTGTGGCACTAGGTTCAAGGCTGTTATCAAGCGCATTGTTATTATTTCGGTTTGCCAGAAATAGCAAACAGTTATTTGCATAATGCGATGCTTGTATCATAATGGGGTTATGGATATAGTGAAGAAAAAGGCAAAGTTTCTTGAGGTTTACCCTCGCGCGATGTCAGTTATGGCGTGCTCAAAAGCCATAGGCATAAGCAGGGCAACGTTTTATAACTGGAAGAAGGCAGATAAAGATTTTGCCGATGCTATAGAAGCTATTGACGACGAGACTGCCGAGATGCTACTAAGCACAATAGCCACACGCGCACGCGGTAACAACTCCGGTGATACCGACGAGCAGTACCTAGGACTAAAGCAGACGAAGCTGTGGCTTGAGGCTCATGGTAGAATGGTTAGCAAGAGAGAAATCAAGCACGATATTGCCGATAAGATACATGTAAGGGTCTTTGGGGTAAACGATGATGAGCAAAAGGACGATTGACCTTGACATATCAGATCCAATCGCACTCGAGATTATCAAAGACGGACACCGTCACAGAACGGCCTGTATCAGCAGGCGTGGGCGAAAATCTAGCTTGGGGACGTTGGATAGCCTTATCAGAGCTGTCAATCTCGGGTGGCCACATAGACTACTCACTGTTGCGCCAGTGTATGAGCAATCAATGGAATGTCTGGAGCACGCAATGCAATACTACGACGTGCTGATGGACGACTACAAAGCCGGAGATAGATGTCTATACTCTAAAAACGGCGGACGTATTTTCTTTAGGTCTGCTGATAACCCTCAAAATATCAGAGGCAAAGGCTACGACCACATACACCTAGTTGAGAGCGCATTTATCAAGGATGATACTTTCCATAGGTCTATTCGTCCGACGATGTCGGGGTCAGTAAATACTACCTCATTCGCAGAAAGTACCATTGATAACGCTGGAGGGTGGTTCTACGACAGGCTTTGCCGTGGACTAGACGAGCCGTTCCCTATAAAAACAGACGGAGGGTCTTTTACTTATACCCCTGCCAACCAGCATGAAGCATTCAAGAGCTGGATTGTCCCTGCCTACGATAGCCCTTATCTCGACAAGGATGAAATAGCAGAGCTGAAATCGAGTATGCCTGTAAAGATATTCAACAACGAATATCTGTGTGTACCGATGCTTACTGGTGGCTCTGTGTTTGAGCACTACAAAATTGAGAAATACGACTTCAACGTGAAGTGCAATAACCCTATATTCGGGCTAGATGTTGCGAAAGAAAACGACTATACGGTTATGATTGGCTTAAAGCACGATGGAGAAGCGTATAGGGTTGTACTATTTAAGCGCATGAACAAGCAGGAATACACTAAGCAAATGGCAATCTGTGGGCATTTCGCTAAGAAATACAACGGAACTGTTTACATTGACCACACAGGCGTTGGTAATGCTGTCTCTGAAATGCTTGCCGAGCACCATGATAACATCGTTGATATCAACTTCAATGCTAACAGCAAGAAGCAAATGGTCGAAAATCTTTGCATTATGCTTGAGAAAGACCAGATTATAATACCTGAGGAATGTACTGATTTGCTTCATGAGCTACAGGTATTCACTTCAAAACGCACGTCGGCTGGGAATATTACCTATGACGCCCCAAGTGGCCAGCACGATGATTGTGTGATGTCGCTTGCGTTAGCCGCATGGGGAATAACAAACGGTTCTGGTTTGTACGCAGAGGAGATTGATTACTAATGAGCATATTTAGCAGGAAAAAAGCCAAGCCAGAGGAGAAGTCGTTCGATACGCTTACCGGAACTATCACAACCGGAAACGGCGCACGGATGCCGAGCGAAAACTGGACTAAAGATAAAACCGAGATGCTGAACATGGTGAACGACTGGGTGTATATCGCGGCGTCTGCCATAGCTAAGAACATCGCAAAGGTTGAATGGAAGGTCTACAGTAGGCGAGGTAAAGGCGAAGAGCTTACGAATAGCCCTGTAAATGAGATGTTTGCCAATCCTAACGGTAACCAAACGTGGTACGAGCTGATGTATATAACAACCATACTGATGCAGGCTACAGGAGAAGCGTATTGTGCGCATCCGTTTGTTAAGCCGCTTGACATCCGCATTTTGCGACCGGACAAAGTGAACGTCAAGGGTAGAACCGTTACTTATTCATCGGGTAGCAAAATTGTACAGTACAGTGTTGAAGAAGTTACTATGTTCAATATGCCTTCGCACCTATCAACGTTTGGCGGAGCAGGATACAGCCCAATGCGTGGAGCTAGTGGATTCATCCAACGTCATGCTGGGATGACGGTCGCAGAGTTTCAGAGTTTCAAGCAGGCAGTTATAAATCAGTTGCTTGTGCGTGTATCTGGTGAATTCAAGAACAACACAAAGGGCAAAAAATCTATTGTTGACAAGATTCGCAGATACTTTGGAGCAGATAACGCTGGCAAAATCCTAGCAGTTGCAGGAGTTGATGGTATTGACAGGGTAGGGCTAAAGCCGACAGATATCATGTCGCCAGACCTTGAGCGCAATATTGGTATGCACATACTAAATTCGTACGGTGTGCCTCCTGAAATAGTCGGAATGACCGACAGTAGCAATAGGTCAACCAGCGAAGAAAGTCAGCAGATTTTCGTTGAAAATGCGCTTGAGCCAATGCTTAGGCTGATAGCTGGGAAGCTAAACAAGATTATCCCAGTGATATTCCCGGGTGCTCTGGTGAAAGTTGTTCCGGTTATCCCATATCCAGAGATGTGGCAGAGGCGTATCGATGAAGAGGCGCACGATTTAAGTACTGGTGTCCGCACAATCAACGAAGTGCGGGAAACCAGAGGCCTAAAGAAATACGGCGCAGAGTTCGACCAACCGTGGCTACCGATGAATTTAGTACCTGCTTCGCTTTCTACGTTCACAGACAGTAAGAGTTTTAACATAAAGACCATAAAAGGAGTTCCAAATGCCAGAGTAATACAGCTGTTTAGCCGTATACATCGGGCTTGGGAGCTAAAATACGCTAACGCTGTTACAAGACAGGTCTATCAACCTATCAGCGAGACATTGATAGCTATGCTTCCGGAGAAGGCAATAAAGGGGATTAATCCGGCAGATGTTGGTAAAAAGATGCAGGAACTCTACCAGCAGTATATTCTCGATGGGGCTGGGGCTGATATGGCAACAACGGCGGCTGATATGTTTGGGTTATCACCAGACCTTACAGTCTGGAGGCGGTCTTATGGGGCTTGGTTTGAAGTGAGAGGTGCAGACTTCTGGGAAAAAACAACCATGCAACAGGTTCCTTATGTTGATGAGCTTATCGGTTCAGTCCTTTCAGGTGATAAATCCAGAGCGGATGCAATAACACTTATAAAGAGTGTGTATGGTAGGCCAAGGGCGTTGCGTGTTGCTAGAACAGAAGTAACGGCAGGCATGAACGGCGGAGCCTTGAGTATGTATAAGTCAAACGGCATCGATGGCAAAGAATGGATTACGACACTCGATGAAGTCACGAGAGACGACCATGCTGATGCTGATGGACAAACGGTATCAGTAAACGATAGCTTTATGGTTGGTGGATTTTCGATGGAACACCCGGGCGATCCGAGTGCGCCACCTGAACAGATAGTAAACTGTAGATGTGCAATAGCCCCAGTAGTGGAATGAGGTAAAAATGGAAGCGATAAAGCAGATTGTTAAGTTATTGGCAACCGTTGAAAAGTCTGACGATGGGATGATAGCTGTTATCAGCACAAAGGTTGAAGATAGAGACGGCGACGTATTGATGCCTAACGGTATCAAGCTAGAGAATTACGAGAAAAACCCTGTTGTCCTCTGGGGGCACGACCACAGCCAGCCTGCAATAGGTAAGGCGTTATGGGTCAAAGCTGGAAGAAACAACGTCAAGGCAAAGATACAATGGGCGAACACTCCACTTGGGCAAGAGGTGAAGACTCTTTATGAAGATGGAATCATGTCAGCGTTCAGCGTTGGCTTTATTCCCAAGCGATGGGAAGAGAGTAGAAACGACAACGGTGGATTCGGATACAAATTTCTCGAATGGGAACTTATTGAATTTTCAGCAGTGAATGTTCCATCCAACCCGCAGGCTCTTATTCAGCGAAGCTATGAAAAAAGCTATGACAATAATTTGCGTAAAGAGCTAGGTGTTGATATCATTGAAACAATGGAACTCAAAAAAACAATCGATAGTCTGGTTGTAAGAGTGGAAGTGCTGGAAGCATCAGAGTCAAAGTCAGTGGAGGTATTAGGCGCAAAGCCGGAGATGCCAGCTGATGATACCGACTCGGAGATGGATGCACTTGGCGACTACTGCAAAGATTATATTGATTGTGTCTGTGGAGCAGTCAGCGCAGAGGATGAACTCTGCAAACTACTAAAAAAGAAGGAGTAATACGATGGACCCTAAAGAAGTAAAAGACCTTATGTCGCAAGTGGTTGATGAAAAAGTATCAACCGTAAAAGAAGAACTGGAAACTGTCAAGACTTCTGCGGAAGAAAGCATCACTAAAACTTCCGAGGAACTTGTTGCCATTCGTGAAGAAATGAAGGCTGGCATCGCAGAGGCTAAAGCTGTAACCGACAAGGCGCAGATGTTCGCAGATAAGGACTACGTAAAAGCCGGCTATTTCAAGATGGGCGACAAGCACGTCTAGAATAAGTCGTTCTTGAAAATGGTTGTTGGCGTATCCGAACCGTCTCGTAAACATTTAGCAACTGGCTTGAAGGGATTTACTGCCGAGGAATTCTATAACTTCCAAGCTGATAGGCAAAAAGCATTATCAGAAGGTAGTGACAGCGCAGGAGGGTTCTTGGTTCCTGAAGAATGGGAAGCACAGATTATCGCGGCGCAAAGTAAGGATGATATGCTTTCTGGCCGTGTTACGACCATGATTACCAACACGGATGTTGTCCATGTGAACAACGAATCAGTTAGCCCTGCACTCGGTTGGATTGGCGAAGAAGGAAGCATTTCAGCTGGTTCGACTGACCAGAGCTTTAAACAGACCAACATCACCAACTACAAACGTGCCGCGCTATGGGCACTATCAAGCGAACTGCTTGCTGATAATATCAGTAATGTTGACAGTTTCTTGATTGCCCGAGCTGGGCAGGTCTTTGCGTCTGACACGGAAGATTACATCATCGGAGGTTCTGGTTCTAGCCAGCCTTACGGTATCAACGCTGTAAACTTACCATCAACTCAGATTGAAGCAATAGGCGCAACTCCAACGTTCGAAGATTTCATCAACATGAAGTACCTCATGCCTCGCCAGTATAGGCGTAACATGATATGGTTGATGCCTACTGCGGTAGTGCAGAAAGTAGTTGC